ATTGCAGACGATTCTGTGCCTTGTGCAGCTTAACCACGCGGATGGCTTCCGCTATTTTGAGCGCCTTATTTTTTGCGGCCTCATTTTTTAGCGGATCGGTTTTTTTGCGAACCGCTTTTTTTGAAGTTGTTTCTGTCACAAAGGGCGTCCTATGTGTAACGAGATATGTGGGGGCGTACTGCCCCAGCCGAGTACCTCGATTTTGCGAACCGGGTCTGAAACCGACCCCCATGGGGCGCTTTCGGACCTCAAATGCTCCAAGGATTGCTCCAAATGGCTGTAAGTCGTTGATTTATATAGGGATTTGTCCCATAGCCAATGGGTGCGATCACAATGATGACGGGTCAACACCAGCATCCTTCAAAGCCTGAATGGCTTCGTCGATGTCATGCGTGACGGTCACATCCGCTGAAATGTTAGCGTCTACTTCCGTCTTGTCCCGCCATCCGCCTCGATTCTTCAGGAAGAATATCTGCGCGGAAGTGTTAGGCTTGTCACCAGTCGCGCCTTCGAACAGAGCGTTCGTGACTGCCGATACGCCAGCCTGCTTGCCAGCCTTTAATGTACGGTCAAACTGATCATCGTCGCGCTTGCGCCTGGTTATCGTGGAGGGTGATATGCCCAGGCTCACAGCGATCTGTTCTTCTGAAAGCCCTATCTTAGCTAGGTCATACAGCTTTTCGTAATCTATCTCTTTGGTATTCGCCACGCTCACAACCTCTGTTAGATATCCAATGAGGCGCATTATATCGCAGTCTCAACGCATGGTTGAGTATCCTCTATCCGGTTGACATTGATGATTGACCAAATGGGCTGCACAGGCTCACAAATCAGGCTACAACCCGCATAGGCTCTCACTTTTAAGCTTAACCTGCACAGCTTACTCAGGTTCCAAAAAACGACCTGTGCAGCTACAGGCCATGTCACCAGTGGCTTAGAGCGATTCTGCACAGGTTCACAGGTTATTTTCACTAAATCGGTATGGGGTTTTTAATGCACACATACACACCTATACATAGTATTTTATATTTATATTAGATATTAAAAAAAAGGTGAGTAACCTGAGTAACCTGTGTTTGCTCAGTACCCATGCGGCCTTTAGCTGCACAGGTTTTTTCGTTTAAAAATAATAACCTGTGCAGAAGGGCATAACCTGTGCAGGCACCAAGACTGCCGTGTTTTTCCCACTGGAATTATTCTTTCCCAGCTGGGAAGACATTACCCTCAAGCGCAACTGCTACCAGCATCATCAACACATATACACACCAATACACCATCATTTACACACAACCTCACCGCTCAACTGTTTAAAGGATGTGCATTTTAAGGTTATAAGCTACACGCTTCTAATGCTATATGGTTATATCGCTAATATCTTTGAGGCATAAAAAAACCCCACCGAAGTGGGGTTAATGCTCTGGCTTGACCCAGCACGAGCAGTGCTGTCATAGGACACGAGGAACGCCCTTGGTCGAGGAAATCTAGCTAATCGTTGTCGTATTCATCCGAGACATCTATCCAATGCCGCATAATGTAGTCATTTTTCAGCATCTCAATCGCGCCTATCATTGTCGCTGGCGACACGCTTGAGAACCATGTGTCGATGATCACGCCATTGTCGCCAACAGCAACCGCGCCAAAGCCTTTCACTTTTGAATTTTCCATCATTTCCATAAACTCCATGACAGTCTCGATTAGCTTTGGATCGATGGCATTGAGATTCGCCTTCACAGTTTTAAGGGTCAGTACCTTCTTGTCTTCGCTCATAAGAGGTACTCAATCCACGTCTCAACGCCTAATAGGCCGACCAGCATGGTCATCATAAGGATTGCAGCGAAGCCTTCTTTGATCTCCGACATGATGTGTTCGCGCTGGCTTATCTTATCCAGCATCTTTTTATGGCAAACATTGGTCATTCTCATTATCTTCCCCACCTTTTCTAAATTATACCACCTGTTGATGAATACACAACTAATGGTTGAATACGCGGCTACGCAGAAATGCGTCTACCGCAGTTTCGACACCCTACAACCCAATCACCAAAGGGCTGGTCGCATTTGCAGTACGCCTTACGGCTACCCGCTGGATCGCAGTTTTTAAGGTGGCTAACGACCTGTATTTTAGCTGGGCTTTTGAGCCACCGGATATCTCTCGCTGTCAGTGTCATTTTATTTTCTGCCTTTTTTATGCGCTTGTATTTTTTGGATTGCTACAGTTAGATCATCGCAACCCCCCAAAAACTCTGAAAACCCATCGTCATCATAGAAACATGGCTGGAAATCATCTGCTACGTTGTCAGTGCGTAAGTTTACGAATAACTCATAGTTTTGACATGGCGATGCGAATGAAGCGCACTCATTAGCTGCCCAAGAGACATCTGTAAATTTAGCGTCAGCTACAATATGCAACTGAGCCGCAGTCATGGCTTCTTTATGCTCTATATGGATATCGTTAAGTTTTATTTTTAAGTCTTTCATTTTGTCACCTCAAGTTCAGCCAACAAAGCCTCGTAAGTCTCTCTGCCACTCTCAGACATCCTATCGATGTCGTATTCAAGTTCTAAAATAAGATCGATTATTTTTTGCGTTTCTTTAACGCCAATAGCTTTGGAGATTTTGTCTAACTTTTTCATATCATCTCTCTCCAATCTTCTGGTGGTGCTTCTTTTACCAGTCCAGCATTGTGTAATTGAACTGCAACGCTGCGCTTAAATTGCTTTGCTCGATTGATCAACCACTGACGCTCTTGATCTGCGTTCGAAAATACTTTTAGCGCACAGCCTGCCATCAAAGGATGGACGGGTGAAGAGCCAGTCTCGTCTGGAACTTCTTCGAAAGGTTCGTCAATATCGATATAAGCCTTAATATCCTTGTCATATTTTTTACCACCATATCCATTGATGTAGACCCTTCGGTTTTGCCATATTGAGGCGATGAAGCCGTTGTCGTTCAAATAATTATTTAGACTTTCAATGTGATTGTTCATATTGTATTCCTCTTGGTTTTTATGAGTGTAGCCTGTCTCGACCACATAAACATAATACCACATTGAGAGTTATTTACAACCTTTAGTTGACTATTAATGAATGCCTTCAACTTCATCGCCGCACCGCGCACAGTTCACAATCCGAACTGGCCTTTCGACCAGGCGATCACCAAAAGGCTCATGGTTAATTTCTAAACTTTCAACGACCTCGGACTCCTTTAATTTAATGTCGCATCGGTAGCAGACATATTTAAAATCTGGAGCATCAGACTCATCTCTGTCTGCGAAAATCGCGTCCCAATTGTCATAAAATGAGTCTGCAGTTGGACGTTGCTTACTACCTTTTCCCATGTCTATTCCTCATCCCAGTTGGCCGGGTCAAGAGGATCAGCCTCAACCTCACCCGCGTCAATTTCGGTCCAATCCACTTGCAAGTTGTTGACCGAATCGAAGATGAATCGGCAACCATCAAGCGTATTCACCTCGATATGCCGGACTCTCACACCGCCAACCGTTTGCTGCGTTGGCGTGTGAAACATCCCGTCATACTTTTTGAGGTCGCGCCAGAAACTGTTAGACTTTTTGGGCGTTTGATATCTGTTGTCGCGCAAAGTGCTGACATAAATATCGTGTATTTCTGACTTCGAAGCGGTGGTGCCAAACTGCACCACGTTACCTCCGACACTCGCCTGACGCATTTCACCGCTGTGCAGGCTGTTCAGTAACCACTCTGTGACTGTGTCCAAAGCTTCTAACTTCTGATCTTGCAGTGCCATCGTCTGCGGCACTAGGCGCAAATTTAAGTGGCTTAGATCAAAGTTGCGTAGGTAATGCAGCAGTGCAGCAGCACCGCCAGCGTTGTACCAACCGTCTAACTTTGCAAAGTACTCGCTGTCCTGCTGCCTTATAGTTCCAACATCGAAAACTGCAAATCGCCTCTCGTCGAGGCTGGCCGGAACAACGAACTCCTCGTTCGAAGTGAACAGAATCCGCGTATAGTTTTGCGCGGTGTAGGCATCAACGCCTTTACGCTCAATGGTCAACTGATCATTGGTTAATAGGTCTTTCAGTGCGCCTTCAGAGGACTTGGCACCAGCCCAATACGCCTCATCAGCTTGGAGCAGAAGGCACGATTCTAAATGCCTGTTGAATTTGCCGGTGACGAGTTCGGCACGGCTGACGATCTGATGGTGTGCCGCGAATAAATATCCTAGCATCTCGCCGAACTTAGTCTTACCCGTACCCTTGCGCCCTCGCAGGACAAGGCCAACACCGACCTTTGTCATGGGCTTCTGGATGATTTGAGCCGCCCAGCCGATAATGTAGTTGGCGTGTGTTGCGTCACCATCAGCGATGACATCTGTGACGAAATTTAGCCACGGTGCAACGTCACCCTCGCAGGCTTCCACCGACCAGCCTCGCCACAGGTTGTACCTGTCGAGAGTCTGCATGTCTGGCGCGAAAGTCAGGCCAGCCGCATAGGTTCTGCGCTCTGGATGCTCTAGCCACATATCCACTAGGTTGAGCAGCTTGGGCTTCTCGTCGCCAGACAAGACGCGGCTGTTCATATGTTCTTTCTTCAAATCGTCCAGCTTGTACAGCACCATGTTCTCTTTATTGAGGTCTTCGCGCAGGACACGCGCTGAACCTTCGACGTGGACAAAAGCCCACTCTCGCAGCATCCGTGGCAATCTTTCCTCGACCACCTTCTCCGACACAACGACCTGCTCCATGGCCTTAACGCTGGCGAGAGTCACCGGAGTCTTGCTGCCGCTGTCAAAAGTTTGATATCGACGCTCACACTGACCGTCTTGGTACTTTGTGCCAAGGCTGGACCACTCGTCCCAAATTTCCCAGCCGATGTCCTGACCGTCAAAATGGTGGTGTAACGCCATCCCAACTTTTACCCACTCGTCATGGTGAGTGTCAGCATCCAGCCCTTCGAGCATCTGCCGCACAGCCGCATCGTCCATCTCGATCTTAGGTTTGAACATCGACAAGTCATCGGGATCGTGCGTGACACTAGCCGCGCCTTGCCTTGCCAGTTCCCATCCGTCCTGCTTCTCAGCCAGACTTTCGAAGTAGGCAACAAAAGCCTCTGCCTGATCTTTGGTTATAATAGGTAGGTCGTTTTGCTTGATGTCGGCAATGCTCTTGCCGTTTACCCAACGGTACGGCTCGTTGGTGGTTGGGTGAATGCCAAAAGCTACAAACTGCTGGCCGTCTGCCAATATCTCGACGGCGTGTTTGTTGCCAACGGTGTCGGCATATTCTGCGGAGCGTATTTTGCTGAAACTGCCTTCAACCTTAAAGGGAAGTATGCACTTCGGCTTCTGACCAATCCTTACAGCCGAATCGCCAACATTGGTTTTCAGCCAATGCAGAAGATCGTAATTTACTTTGGCGTCTAGACAGTCGATGTCTACGGCCACCGTGTTTCTGCACAACACTCCAACGCCACCATCGGCATGGCCGTTCGATAGCCACTTATCGACATCATTGTGAGTCGCTCTGATATCTTGCCATCCTGAGATCATTGGAAACTTCTTACCTTTTTTCAAAGGCACAATCTCGTAACCTTTATCGACAAGCTGATGCCCATATTCTTTTAAAAATGCCACAACAAAATCCCCTTAAATTACGGCTGCGCGACTTGTCATTTCTAATTCTGCCGCTCCAAATTTCTTGGCGCAATATTCAAATATCGACGCCAGTTTTGCGAAAACGGTTGCCAAAAATCGGTACCCTTTATATCTAAGATTTTCTTGACGAGTCATAAACTACCCCCGTGCTGTTTTCAAATTCATCGACAATGTCTGGACACAGATTTTTCCAGCTCACTTCACCTTTCGTAATTAACTCCATTTGCAAAGCGCGATGCGCTGGGACGATGCCTGTAATCTTCCACTTAGATAATGCTTGCTTTGAAACGTCAAGCCTTCTAGCCAAAGCTGTCTTATTTTTAATTCCCGAAACGGCAATTACCGAATCAATTGCGGCGCTGACCTTCGGCGCGTATTCACTGATATACATCATCTTTTTACCTTTTTAATAATTCAACTCAACTTACTTTGTAAATACAACTTTCTGTGGTTGACACCTTATCATCAAGCTGTATTCTGTCAACAACAGAAAGTTGAATTGGATAAAAAAAGGTACAAAATGAAACACGCTTTACTTGGAGCCTCAAAGGCTCACAGATGGATGACTTGCCCAGGTAGCATCATGCTGGAGCAAACTTTTCCAGAGCAAACATCATTTTTTGCAGCAGAAGGCACAGCCGCACATGCACTGGCCGAAGAATGTCTTTTGAAGCAGAAGCCGCCGGAATATTTTATCGGTGTCGAGTTCGAAGGCTTTATTGTTGATGAAGACATGGCGCATCACGTTGCCACTTATGTCGATTTCTGCAACAGCCAAGGCGGTGAAGAGAAGCATGTCGAACTGCGCGTTGATTATTCCAAGTGGGCTGCGGGTGGCTTCGGCACAGCCGACTACGTCACTTTGGATGACGGCATTCTGCACGTCATTGATTTGAAATATGGGCAAGGATTGAAGGTCAACGCCAACCGCAATGAGCAGTTGATGCTCTACGCACTGGGCGCTGCGTTCGAGTTTATCGACAAAGTCGATATGGTGAGTATGACTATTGTGCAACCACGACTCGACCACATCGACACCTATTCGATGAGAGTTAAAGATTTATTTATTTGGGCCAATGATGTCGTGAAGCCAGCGGCACTTTTAACAATGCGCCCCGATCCTACTTTTAATCCGACGAAAAAAGCGTGTCACTTTTGTAAAGCAAAGCCGACTTGTCGCGCTCTCGCAAAACATAACTACGATTTGACGCTCGGCTCTTTTGACAATTTGGAAGACCCGCTTCTGGTGCAAGTTCCGCACACTTTAAATCTTGAAGAGATCGCCAACCTGCTGCCGAAAATGGATGCACTCATCGGTTGGGCGCAGGGTGTGCAGAAACACGCTCACAAGCTACTGCTTGATGGCGGCATATTGCCAAATTATAAACTTGTCAAAGGCCGAGGTCAGCGCAAGTGGGTTGATCAAAAGATAGCCGAAGAACAACTTATCCAGATGGTCGGTCCCGAAGCCCTCATCTCGAAACTCATTTCGCCAACGCAGGCAGAAAAGCTGCTTGGGAAGGCGCGATACGGAGAGATCATCGATCTCATCCACAAACCAGAAGGCAGACCAAGTCTTGCGCCGGACACCGACCCACGTCCAGCGGTAAAGCCTGACGCTGCCGAATATTTCAACGACATAACTGCAAACTAGGTAAAAATCAATGAGCGTAATAACACTTAAAAATGTAAGACTTTCTTTTCCACAAATATTTACTGCCAAAGCATTCAACGAAGGCCAGACAGCTAAGTACTCCGCTAACTTTTTGTTGGACAAAGACACCGACAAAGAACAAATTGCTGAACTAAAAAAATCAATCAAGCAGGCTGTGACCATTCACTTCAACGGTGAAACACCAAAAGGCTTGAAAATGTTTCTTGGCGATGGCGAAGAAAAAGCGTATGACGGCTACGAAAATGCAATGTTTGTTTCGGCCTCCGGTAAAAATCGTCCTACAATTATTGATCGTGACCGCTCCCAACTTGTAGAAGAAGACGGTAAGCCATACGCCGGAGCTTATGTGAATGCCGCTATATCGATTTGGATAATGGACAACAAGTGGGGCAAGCGTGTAAACGCTAATCTAGTGGCAATCCAGTTTGTTAAAGACGGTGAAGCTTTTGGCTCTGGCGCGGTAAAGGCCAATGACATATTTGATGATATCAGCAGTGAGCAAGCAGCAGATGCCGCTGATGATGATTTTTTGAGCTAAACAGATACAACACAATGTTGTATCTATACCATTCACGGGGCTTTGACAAAGCCCCTATTTCTTGAGAATAAAAATGTTACCAACTTTAAGCTACCCCTATGTCGGCGAGAGATTTCCGAACCTGTCGGGCAAAGACGTAATTGTTCACCACATTGCTGATCTTGCAGATATTCCATATGTCCTGCTGAAAAATAGGATGGGGATGAAAAAGAAGCGCAGTGCTGGGTTGGCGATGGTAATAATTACGGATCAAGATTTGCTCCCAAGGCAGCGCAAAGCGGAAAAGAAAATTAAGATTTCGCGCTGGCGACAGGATGACATGAATGGATTTTCAAGCCGCTGGCTCAAGAGGCCAATTGTATGAATATATCTCTCGACTTTGAGACTTACTCAGAGTGCGACATTCGCAAGGCTGGCGCATACGCCTACGCGGACCATGACACAACTGAAGTATTGTGCATGGCGTACTCAGTGAATGATGATCCACCAGAATTGTGGACACCTGACATGCCCGTGCCGCAAAGGCTATTAACTTTGATCGAAGCAGGCGGTGCGACCGTCTGGGCTTGGAACAGCTTCTTTGAGATGTCGATCTGGAACCTGGTTTTAAAATGGAAGCCAGTGCCAATAGAGCAGTGGCGAGACACTGCAGCACTTGCAGCCGCACAGGCTTACCCCCGCGCATTAGGAAAATGTGGCGAGGCACTTGGCCTCGATGGCGATGACGCAAAGTCCAAGCGCGGCAAGCTGTTGATTCAGCGGTGCTGTAAACCATATCGCGGTCAGCGTGTCCGTGATCCGAAACTGTACCAAGAACTGTACGATTATTGCTTGCAAGACGTTGTCGCAGAGCGTGAGATTCGTCAGCGGCTTCGCAACCTCAGAGGCATTGAGAGTGCCGTGTGGGAGGCTGACCAACGCATCAACTGGCGTGGCGTTCAGCTAGATCGCAAGTCCATCGAGAACGGTTTAGCCATCATTGATAAGCACAGCAGCGCGATGAATAAGCGCGTTGAAGTTTTAACTGGGGGCTTTATTGATTCCACGGGGTCACGCGCCAAGGCAATGCAGTGGTGCGCCTCGCAAAATTATCCACTGTCAAACTACGACAAGGCGGCCATTGCTGACGCGCTGCAGGATGATAACTGTCCTGCGATTGTGAAAGAATTTCTTGGTATCAGGCAGAGTTTGTCGCGGTCCTCGACTAAAAAGTACAGCGCAATGCTTGAGTGCCTCGGCAAAGATGGCCGTGTTCATGGCTCCCTGATGTACCACGGAGCCTCAACAGGCCGCTGGTCAGGCCGTCACATTAACCCGCAAAACTTACCACGCCCAACTATTAATGATGTTGATGCCTGCATCGTGCAGATGGAGTCCCGTGATCCAGAAGCAATTAGCGGTGAGCCTATGGAATCTTTAGCGAGTTGCTTGAGGGGAATGCTGACAGCGTCAAAAGGTAATCGTCTTATAGTCAGCGACTATGCCAGCATAGAGGCAAGGGCGTTGGCTTGGTTGGCTGATCACGATGAGGTCTTGCAAACTTTCCGCGATGGCAAGGACATTTATAAGGCTACCGCATCGGGCATGTTCAATGTGTCATATGAAGACATCAGTTCTGACCAGAGATTTATCGGCAAGGTCGCAACACTGGCCCTCGGTTATCAAGGTGGTGTTCGGGCGTTCCAGAAAATGTCTGAGGCATATGGGACTGAAGTGACCGAAGATCAGGCACTAAAAATACGCAACGATTGGCGCGATGCTAACCATCCTATCGTGCAACTGTGGGTGAACACAGAGAAAGCTGCCAGAAACGCGATTAGCTATTCTGGGAAACCCTTTACAGCCGCAAAAGGAACATTCCGAATGGTGGCTGGCGATCTATTGTTCAAGCTTCCTAGCGGCAGAATACTGTCTTTTCCAGAGGCGCAACTTCGTCAAGGTGATCGAAATGCTGAGATCATCTACAACGGTATGAACAATCACACCCACCGCTGGGACGAGATAAAAGCGTATGGCGGGTCAATCGTGCAATCTATCACTCAGGCTGTTGCCAGAGACATTTTGGCAGAAGCAATTCTTCGACTTGAAGCTGCCAGATACCCCATCGTTCTTCACGTTCACGATGAGATCGTGGCTGACGTGCCAGACGCTTATGGATCATTGGCTGAGTTTGAAAAGCTAATGTGCGTCTTGCCGACTTGGGCAGAGGGTATGCCCGTTGAGGCAGAAGGCTATGAATCAAATCGATATAGGAAATAATAATGTGGATATTACCAAAGAATTACCCACTGTCATCAGCTTTTGCAGCGGATATGGTGGAATCGAAAGAGGACTTGACCTTGCCGGGGTTGAACATCGAGTCATCGCTTATGTGGAGATCGAAGCCTTCGCCATTGCGAACTTGGTTAACAAGATGGAAAGCGGACAGCTACCTCCCGCACCTATATATACGGATATTAAAACCTTCCCATCGGAAATCTTTCGAGGAAAAGTTAGCATCCTCACTGGCGGCTATCCATGTCAGCCATTCAGTGCAGCAGGAAAGCGACTCGGAGAAGAAGACCCCCGACACCTTTGGCCTCACATCAGGCGACACATCGAAGCAATTAGACCTGTTCGGTGCTTCTTTGAAAACGTCGAAGGACACATCAGCCTCGGACTCAGAGAAGTCATTAGCGACTTGGAAGAAGATTGTTACTCAGTTGCGTGGGGAATATTCTCAGCGCGTGAAGTTGGCGCACCGCACCAGAGAAAGCGAGTCTACATTTTGGCCGACACCGAGAGCCTCCGAGTACAAGGATTGCGGCCCAGTGGGGTCGAAAAGTCAGATTCACATGGACAAGCGAAGTTATCTCTGCGCCAAAGTCAAAGAACAAGATATGCCACTTGGGATGCTGAACCCGAACTGGGTAGAGTGGTTGATGGGTGTGCCGACCGGGTGGACCGCATTAGGCTCCTGGGGAATTCTGTCGTACCAGCAACAGCCGCCAAAGCATGGATAACATTACAACACAAGATTGAGGATTCCACTTTTGCGTGAGTCTGTTGTTGAGAAGAAAGTTACCGACTACGCCAAATCTCAGGGCTGGCTCAGTTTTAAATGGGTCAGCCCTAGCCAGCGCGGAGTTCCAGATCGCATGTATTTCCGCAAAGGCTCACTGGTAATTATCGAGTTCAAAGCACCGGGTAAAAAGGCAACGCCCTACCAGCAGGCAATTCATAGAAGGCTTTTGGCGGTAGGTTGGACAGTACACGTCATTGATGATATTGAGAAAGGCAAAGCACTATTATGTTGAACCGAGAAAACCTACACCCGTACCAGCAAAGAGCCGTGGAATTCATAAAGGATAATCCGAAGGCCGCGCTCTGGATAGACATGGGTTTGGGTAAAACAGTCTCGACGCTCACAGCTTTAATTGACCTAATTGATCAAAAAGTGATCAAAAAGACACTCATTATCGCGCCCCTGCGCGTGTCAAATCACACTTGGCCGACAGAGATAGCCAACTGGACTCATACGAGCGCGTTAAATTACACCGTTTTAAGTGGTTTAACGCCAAAAAAGCGTGAGGCTGCGCTGGATGAAGACACCGACATTCACATTATTAACCGCGAAAATGTACCGTGGCTTGTCGAAAAGCTGGGCCAGAAGTGGACTTATGATTGCGTTGTGATCGACGAGAGCAGCAGCTTCAAGTCCCACACCTCAAAGCGATGGCGGTCGCTAAAAAAAGTCTACGGTAAGATCGACAGAATGGTGCAACTTACAGGCACTCCAGCGCCAAACTCGTTGCTAGAACTATGGCCGCAGTTCTATCTGCTCGACAAAGGCAAGCGTTTGGAGAATACCAGGGGTAAGTTTCTCAACAAATACTGCACCGCCGTGGGTAATCCACAGTGGAACCAGTGGACTGTCAAACCGGACCGCGCAGATGCTATACACAACGCCGTTGCTGATATAGCGTTGGTAATGAACGCTGAAGATTACTTGAAACTGCCAGCCCGAATAGACATAAAGGTTGAAGTCGAGTTGCCGCCAAAGGCTCGTAGTATTTATGAGCAAATGAAATCAGACTTTTTGATTGCATACAAAGGTGGTGAGATACTGGCAGTGAATGCCGCTGTGCAAATTGGAAAGCTGATGCAGATCGCCAACGGCAATGTGTATGACGAGGATGGTAAGTATGTGCGCTGTCACCGCGAGAAGTTTGACGCTTTGGAAGAGATCATCGACAGCACAAATGACCCTGTTCTCATCGCTTACAATTTTAAATCTGACTTAGCTGAACTGCGGTTGCTGTTTCCTGATGCAGAAGTAATAGGTAAAGACCCAACAGTGATTGATCGTTGGAACGCTGGCGAGATACCTATTCTTTTCGCCCACCCGGCCTCTGCTGGGCATGGACTGAACCTTCAAAAAGGCGGTAATGTGATTGTATGGTTTGGTCTAACCTGGTCACTGGAGTTGTACCAGCAGTTCAACGCTAGACTGCATAGGCAGGGCCAGGATAAGCCTGTGCGAATCTTTCATATTTTGACCAAGGACACCGCAGACAAGGCCGTGCTGGAGGCACTTACAACCAAGAAAGATACTCAAGATACGCTTTTATCCGTTGTTGAATCAATTAAATAACAACTGTAAGTTGACAACTCAACTTAAAAGACCTACTCTCTTCTGTGCAGTCACTAAACAGGGGGACAAAACAATGGACTTTAAAAATAGATTATTGAGATCGTGTGCGTCATCCTCGGCTATTCCAGAATATGGAATGGGTCGGCAGACGTTTATTGCTAAAGAATTAAAAGTTTCTCAAGAAGCAGTTCGGAAATGGTTCTCTGGAGAATCAAAACCACGCGCCGCAGCAATGGCGCAGTTGGCAAAAGTATTGAATGTGGAACTTGTGTGGCTTTCTCTTGGCGTCGAGCATAGCGAAACAGAAAGTAACCGTAGTGTGGCTAGACGGCAAGATGCTGGACTCTACGCGCTGACCGCGTATTTGATACACGCAGGATACGCGGTTGCTTTTACAACTGAAGGCACTGACTTATCCGACATCACTGCAATGCGCGATGGAGTCATTAAGAAGTTTCGGACGCACACGTTTTTAGCTGACTCAAGAAAATCGGATATTAACCCGACAGCATCGGAATTAATAACGGATGTAGGTTGCGTGATCAACAATGATGGTTTATTTTGCTTGGAGTTTTTAGATTTAACAAGCTTCATGGGCAAAGGCTCATTGACGCTCAAGATGCCAGACGCTGACGGAAACTATTGGTCTGGAAAAAAAGTAATCCCACGAATAAATTTATAGGAATTATTATGGAAAAACCATACTTATCGATGCCAGAACTTGCAGAACTATTTGGGCTGACCACTAAAAGTTTGCACAACAGCTTGCACCACTCAAGATTTCCAGTACCGACTTACAAAATGGGAAAATTTAGAGTTGCCGACAAGGCGGTTGTTAAGGCGTACTTCGATGCTCAACGCCAGAAAGGATTAGCTGCTGTTGCTGGCGCTGTATTTTGACGCCTGCAATTTCAACAAACAGTTGTATAAACAACACTGCGGGAATGCAATAGCTTGTTGCAAGCTGTCAACAGACTTAGCAATTCCCGACAAAATAGGTATGTATCAAATGCATAAACAGTTACTATCGTCAAAAAGTCGATCATCAGAGGCAGGGCACATGGTCAATAAAGAAGATTTGCCAGTAAATGTTCGCAACTTGCGGCGAATCTGGGAGATCAAAAAGGGCGTTAAAGGATTCATTCAAGCGGATGCCGCTGCAGACCTTGGATGGACGCAGGGTGGGCTGTCTCATTATCTCAATGGGCAAACTCCGCTCAAAGGCTTGGCTGTCATCAAGCTGGCAAACTATCTAAATGTTGATCCGATTGAGATCGACCCAGCTATTGAAGCTAATTTACCAAATGTCAGAAAGGTAGCGATCAGCTACACTTCTGATGACGCGAGCAACAAACAATCCAAGACGATGTACATCCGAGACGATATCGAAAGTTTTTATGTTGAAATCGTTGGGAACCGTCACTTAGAAAATCATCCAGACGTTGTGCTGATCAACAGTTTGGAAAAAAGCATAACGGGTTTTGCTGTGTGCTGTCTGCCAGAATTTTACACCGAAAATTCTCTTGTCGCGGTCAGGCTTAAAAAAGAAAAGATTCTTCGATTTTACCTCAAATCCGAAACCCCTCCCGAATCCTCGATAGCCACAATCTGGGCTGTCATATCCATGAACTATCAATAGAAAAAGCACATAAACTGTAGATAACTTTAAAACGCCACGTTATACTCGATGAACATTAATACTAAAAGTATTAATAGTGTTAGTAATTAAACAAGCTTGATTGCTTGTTTTAACTACGGGTACAAATACAGATTGATGAGAGGAGAATTAACATTAATACTACTAATAAAATTAGCCCAGAGAAAGGCGATGCTGATCCGCAAATAGCAATTGATAAGCCGCCGCATTACACCGCAACGACTATTGAGGCGATAGATTACATCGAAGATAGCCTTGGGGCTGGCTACGGGTTTTTCCTTGAAGGTTCAGCAAAAAAGTATTTGCACCGCTGGCGACATAAGCACGACTCTCAAGATGGTCGCCTATCCGATTTGAAAAAAGCATCTTGGTTTCTTGATCGATTAATCAAAGATGTCGAAGGCCACGATGTGCCAGTTTGTAACGACTAAAAGTTACGCAAGAAAAAAGGGGCGAAAGCCCCTTTTTTACGCCTACAGAAATTAAGCTGCTTTCTTTTCTCTGTCTAGCTTTTCAAGAATTAGAAGCACCTTATTGGCATTAATGTGCGTATAACGGCGAAGCATATTAATGTCTTTATGGCCGCTAAAAGTTGCCACTACCATGCTGTCGAAGCCCATTTCAAAGAACCGTGATATAGCCTCATGCCTCAGATCGTGAAACCTCAAATCCCCCACCCCAGCCCGATTTATCGCTTTTCTAAACGCATTGGTAATTGTGCGAGGATTGTGGGGAAATATAAATTCTGGGTTAGATAACAATCTTGGCTGTCTTGCAATGATATTTCTTGCTTCTGGGATTAGCGGAACGACCTCGTCTTTTTTGCGCCGAGGGTGTTTTCGCTGACGGATAATAATTGACTTGCCATCATCGCTTAGATCGTCCCAGCGCAAACCACCAATTTCTGAAACACGCATTGCCGTTACCAACGCAAAATGCGCCCACTCAGCAACTGGAGTCGCCGATTGAACCGCAGACAAGACTTTTGCCAGTTCTTTATCAGAGCATCTTCTCTCGCGCTCATCGCTGTTTGCAATGACTTTTAAACGGTGAAGTTGATCCATGCTTTTTTTGTACTCGTCAAATTTGGGTTTCGCCCCGAACATCGCTTCTGCGGTGCGTAGCACAACGCCCAAATATGCCATGTCTTGTTTGACCGTGGCTGGGCAGCAAGCTGAAGCCCTGCCCACCGCATAGTTAATAAGAGTCGGTGCAGTCATATCTTTGATTTTCAAGTACCCTAGTTTTTCTCGCAAAGTATTTAGCACACTTGCTTTCGATTTTCCAAAGGGCATAATGGGGCCAATCTTTGAAACGTACTGATCGACAATATCTCCAAACAGTTGCTCGTCTTCGCGGAACTCATTCTTTGCAATTTTGTCTTCAACAGTTACCGCCCAGGCTTTCGCATCCGCAGCTTTGGAAAAAGATTTTGCAATAGGTTTTTGCCCGGATATTCGAACAGCCGCGCGGTATTTAATACCAAGTTTGCCAGTTCTTTTCGTGATTGTTGCCATTTGGCGCACCTTTTTTTATTTAGATTTGATAATTATAGGCGCAAACCCTGTAAACGCAAGGTAGACAGGCGATATTTATATTTATATTCGGAGCAGTTCTTGGAGCAGTTCGAAAACAAAGCAAAACAATGGATAGTGATAAATCGTTATAAATCAACGTCTTATGTGGTTATAAAAGATATACTAAAATTATGTACAAAAAGGCTAAGTGATTGAAAATTAACAGAAAAGTAGTGCGGGTGACCCATGTCTGATAGTACCAGCACCCTTATAAATCAATGACTTACAAGGGCTTGGAGCAAATTTGGAGCAAATTTACAGGGGGCTAAACACCGTTCCACCTAAATCCATGCCGTCCTGCTTTCTTTTCTTCGAATATGGATCATTTTCATCGTACAACATAGGTTGAGTTACAACCTCTGCTCCTTTGGATATTTTGTTAGAAATAGGTTTTGCCATAAATCGGCTCAGTCCTTCGTCTGCTGGGTCAAATAGCAGCCTAGTAAGATTTGCGGGGCTTAAATAGTCTAGCCCTTTTGCCGTGTCTCTCACAGCACCCTGCGCCAAAGTCCCGATGACTGGAAGAAGTTGCGATCTGCGGTACGCAGCTAACTCTGACGAAACTTTGCCCCATGAAGAAGAACCCATTTCTCTTAGCTTTTGCTCTTCAGCCTCTAAACTTTCAAATCTTTGTTGCTCTCTAGCTTGATCCGCTGATGCGCCACCAGAGGCTAATGCTCCAGCCTGTGCGTCCTCTGGTGTAATTGTCCCCGCAAGGATCGCTCCGGCTACTGGCATGGAGACACCGTACTTACGAGCAATCTCGACGGTCTTGTCATCGAACATGACGTAGTTATTAGTTCTACCTTTGGGAGAGAATCGGGTTTGGGCATCGGCATACTTGATGCCTTTTACTCCGACATCTTTTAACATTTTAGATGCACCGGAAGGCCCACGCTCACCAGACAAAGTCTTTAGTATTTCGCTCCCCGTATTTCGGCCACCAAGGCCAGTGCCTATGTATATTGTTTCTGCGCCATCACCGCCATCACGCACATAAGACTCAACGCCCCTTGACTTCATTAGGTCGTCTATTGATTTTTGTATTTTAGGTGATTGAGTGTTTAACGGCAGGTCGTAATCGAGCAACTCATCTGGCGAGGCATCAATATCTACCTCGTACATACGACCAAAGTTAACAGGGTTTCCGTTAGGGTTTACAAACCCCTCCATCTCATCTGCCATGTCAGCAGCTAACTGGCGATAATCATCGTCATAATCAGCATCAGAGGCTATGTCTCGAAAGTCTGCGGGGGTGTCGTGCTGCATCGCACGTTCAAGCATGTCCATACGGTTGTAATCTTCCATAGACTCAGCGACTTTGTATTGCTCCATCAAATGCTCTTCGTAATCAAAGTCTCTTGGTGTTAACGCATCTCGGTAAGACATCGCCGTACCCTCACGTTCGGCAAAGTACAAGCCGTGACCGTAAGCCTGTGCGCCCTCACCTGTTCCAATGTTATCAGTTGAGAAACGATCAAAGTCGTGTGGCGATCCGTGATAGGCTTTTAAACGACTTTGTGCGCTTTCCGCTAGTTTCTTTCCTACAGCACTAAATACAGACATCGATTACTCCGCTAAAGCGCCAGCTTGAATTAGGTCTTCATCCTGATCGATTAACGCAGGTATAGTCTCTTGGATGATCTCTGGGACAGGCGGCACGTCTGAGACAGATGCCAGGTTATCCTCATACTGTTTGACATACGCAGGCGCTGAGGCGGCACTACCAGCCTCCAAGCGTGGAGGCGCAGAGTGCAGTGTCGGAAGACCACCCTGAAGTTGCGAGCCTGCCGGATTCATAATGCCAGCCTGCGACATTACGCTTTGAAGTCCAGACGTGGAATCGACATACCCAGATGTGTCCATCGCGCCACCCACGCCAATTTTAGTGTAATCAGATGCACCTGACGGGCCAGAACCAAAATCAGCGCGTTTACCATCTTGACCTTGGAATGCTTGATGCACTGGTGATTCAAGCACGTTATCTTCAAAGCCTCGGTACGCCTCTTCAAACTTGCCAAGAGGACTAGCGGCATACATGTCAGACATGCCGCTTTGGATGCCAGCCGTCTTAGCCGCTATTGCTTCAGTTGCCCCTGTTATAATTGCAAGTAAAGTCATTAATCCATATGCTCCGATTCTGACAGTGCCGCCTTATCTTCAAAGCTGTACTGTTCTAACCCTTGACGCAGTATCGCATTAAGGTTTATGTGGTTTTTATCTAGTTTCAGTATGTGATCAACAGTGGCTCTACCTTTATTCCTAATGGCATTCTTAACGACACGTTGATCGCCAAGTTCTTTAAAACCCGCGCCCATCGTGTACTGCAGCCCTGAAATAATATTGAATACAGCGTCTAATATTTTTGTCGCAGTGTTAGAATAATTTACGGAGCCTTCTGGATGTATTGTTGCTTTTTTAACTGCATCCTGAAATCCTTTAAGGTTAGCAAACTGCTCTGGTGTCAAAACGGCTTGCAAAACATCTGATTTATTTTTAATTAATGTGTTAAGTTTAGTTCCTTGAAAAAAATCTAACTCACCTTTAATGACGTTCGGGTTCAACGCTTGATCAAAAATATCTTTTAGCATGTAAGTCCGTAAATCTGCTACCGCTTGCTCGTTGCCGTTCTCCATTAGTTTTTGTATAACAGTTCTTGCGTTCTCTGGCGACCTCGTTACTAATTTTACAATGTCGCTTGCGGCTCTTATCGGTGTGTCTGTGCCGACTTTTAAACCTGTAGTATCTTGTAAAACGTCTTTAGCCTCCCACAGTGCATGATAGTTATGGTTAGCGGCTCTTGCCGCTCTTGCTTGAGGCAAGAACTTTTTAGCAGTTCTACCATCTACAGTTTGAGATAGAACATCATCTGCGTTGTCACCTACAGCTTTTTTAATCTGCGAAAGTATCATGTTGCCAGTGCTATCTGTCGACGAATATTTAGTGTTTAAGAATTTAATAAAATCCTCTACATTTGCAACACTTAGCGAATCAAAATCTCCTGCCAAACCCCTTCTAGGGATATCGCCTTTAAACTTTGCGGAGTCAAGTACATTGTACTGCGAAAGCTTCCTACCAATATCTTCTAGCAGCCCCTGGTGTGTACCTAAATGATCGCCTGCTATGTCATAGTACGATTGCGCGACTACAGATTTATCGAGCGGTATGTCTACACCGTCTTCTAAAGAAAGTTGTTTGGCTTTATCGTACATTGCAATGTAGCCATCTTTATCAGAGTTCTTTGCCTGGTTAAGAGCATCCTGTAATGACTTGCCAGCGCCCTCCTTATCTAAAGCAGGGTTGCCGCCCATCTCTTCGGCTAACTGCCCACTTCTTACTGTGATGTCTTTATTTTGTTGATTTTTAAAATCACGCATTATATCCCCAGCTTCTTGCGACTGCCTGACGGCTGACTGCTCTGCTGATATCTGACCGAAATCTTGACTTGCCTCTCCTGCTGTTAGATTGAAACCCTGCTCGTTTTCCACTGCTTTTTGGACAGCAACGTCAACATCATCAGATCGGCCTATGCTCTCGAGTATTTGCCTAGTCGATTGTTTGAGGTTGCTGTAGTCATACCCCATTTCACGCATCGCAGTAGATGCTTTATCTTTAATTGTGTCACTTAACCCGGCAACCCTATCAACCAGCGCACCGAAGGGAATTCTCTTGATAGCTTGCTGAAGAACGGTCATAAGAGGTTCGCTGGCTACACCACCAACCGCCGCCATAGCACTGTTACCAGCGCGCGACTCATCGGAAAACGGAATCTCAACCGCGCCCTCAACAGCTCCTGCTACTCCAGAAATTGCGGTGCGCCCCATCAATCCCAAAGTCTGTGGGGCCGCGTATGTTGCTGCTGCTGTGGTAGGGACTGCGGCTAACACACCCCCCGCCATGCGGCCCGTGAAGTTTGCGGTTGGTGATTGGGCAGCGAGAGTGTCATCTAGAATTTCCAGCCGTCTGGCATGTTCTTGGTTATCTCCCCCAACACCGATCAAGTCACCTACGCCCCTGACAAATTTATCTACGCCTACTCCCGTGGATAATGCAAAGTCTTTAAGGCTGCTGTTATCAGCGTTATTACGAGCAGAGTCTTGCTTCTCAAGGTACTGGCCGTATGCGGTAATATCCTGCATCATCTGGCTGGATTTGCCAGATGGCGTATTTGCCTGTGACCTTGCCGCTATTCGGTTTGCAACTTTTTGCTGCTCTCCGGGTGACATACCAAAGAAATCGTCAGGTACGTCTACGACCTGACCGTTAATTTTTGCTTGCGCCATTTAACACACCTTTAAATAGGTTCGATTGTTGCGTTGGGGTGTAACTGTTTATATTCGCCCAAGAAGTTTGATACGTCTTCATCGTTGTCTGACAGGTATCTGATTTCCGCGACTTCTTTATTACGAATCGATTCATACTTATCTTCGTAAGTCTCAATAAGTTGTGCAGCCAAATCTCGCATCTGCTCTCTTGCGATATCGGTAAGCCCTTTACCAGTCTGGGCTTCTTCTAAGGTGTTTGTTAGACGCTGAAACAAACCCGCCGCGTCTCTGGCTAACGCAAACTCACCTTCCCTAACGACAGAGTCTGGGTCGAGCGTCTTCATATAGTTAAATACGGCAGAAATATCACCGATACCAGTCTGCGCGTCTAACGCTTTTACCAGTTGTCGATAGTTCATGTACGCACTGCCAATGTCTTCGCTAACACCTTTAAATCTTGTGCCGATTTTTGCTAGATCGTCATATGTCTGTGTCTCCATAAACCTTTTATCAACACCGACATACTTTCCTTCCCCAGCGTTAACCCTTGCTTCTCTCGTAAGCTGCTGTATTTTGGTAGGGTCTTGAGAATTGAAGTCAGCCATGCGCCCATTAAGCCGTGCGTAGTCGAACACCAGCTTCCCTTGTGGGCTTACTGGAGAATTTTGGTCGCGCCTTTTAGCTAACATAGTCTGATCATTGATGTTGTTTGCTTCACGAATTGCGTCGCGCTGTTCAGCGTGTGCAATTGACTTCTTATACAGTTCGCTTGTATAACCAACTGAAGCTTCAAGCTGTGCGCGATATCCGCTTTTTCTAACCGCTGACGGATCGTATTTGCTGCTATCTTCTCCAGACAACCAGAATAGTGGTGACATAAATAGTCGGCCAGTATCAGCCAACGTGTCTCCAATCTTAAACATGGTTGAGTTGCCTTGCTCGTCGTGTACCGCTTGCCGAGCGTCACGCTTTGCCAACTCGTATTGTTGAAGCTCCTGCGTGAGATCACGCACTGGAGAAACAAACTCACCAGGCTTTCCGTTGTTCCGAAAACCAGCGCGTAAAAGTGCTTGTTCTTCAGACGGATTGCTGGCCTTCCGCACAGGCAGATTGCGGATATCTGACGCTTGGTTAATTTCTAATAAGCGAGGTGAATCTGCACGATTAAGAGATTCAAGGTTAGCTTCCGCTTCTGTGGGGTCGCGGAGCGTGTCAAAATATCTTGCCATTCTATCTATTCCTTATCCGAATCCCACGCCCATGCTGCTAGATTTACCGCTCGCTTGAGATGAAGCAGTGCTGAGATTATTTGGCCCACCAACTATATTGTTATAGAAGTTTAAGCTGTTGTACGGCGACATACCCTGCTGGAATTGCTGGGCGTACTGCTGCTGCTCGAATGCGCGTTGTGCGTCTCCTGCACCCTGAGACATGCCGATGCCTGTATTCATCATACCTTGGCCCATCGCCATATTATTGACGCCCTGCTGCCCAATATTCTGTGCCATATTTGCGCCAAACTGCTGATTCTGAGTGTTGCTGTTGAATGCATTTTGACCCATACCCGCGCCGAACTGTCGGGCAGAGTTGAAGGCGTTTTGATTGCCCATACCCGCTTGCTGTGATCGATTTAGATTACCTGAAAGCTGATTTGCTCCAATTTGGTAACCCTGACCCATCATTTGATTTTGTGCGCCCATGTTGGCGCTGTTGGCCTGCTGGTTAAAACCAGCGTTCTGTGATGCGGCACCAGAAGCCACACCAATGCCAGTGTTCATCATCGAGTTACCAGCGTTCTGATTCGCAAGATTTGTCTGCTGCTGGAATCCGGCATTCTGACCAGACTGATTACCTGCGATACCCAGACCTTGACTTGTCATGCTGTTTTGAGCGCCAGCATTAAACTGGTTGCCGCCTTGCTGAAGCTGCGCGTTCTGGGTCGCTCGACCAGCTTCAATATTAAGACCCTGATTGTAGGCTTGGCCCCGCATGTTGGCCGATATGTCGCCGACCCGATCAGCCGCACCGCGCATAGCGATACCTGCTGCAACACCAGCACGGCTTGACCCGCTGTTGCCTGTTCCAGCAGCCTGAGATGCGATACCTGTTAGCTGGTTCTCGTTTAGATTTCTTGTCACATCTCTGCTTGCTGCATCGATCTGACCGTTTAAAGAACTGTTGTTCATGTAGCCGTTAAGGTTGTTCGAGTTGATGCCTTGGTTCTGAGCGATACCCGCACCAGTTGCCAAGCCACCCGCCTGAGTAGCCGTGTTTGAGTTAAACCCGTTAGCCGATGCGGCAGTGGAGTTTTGTGCCAGACCACCTATGGCTTGGGCGTTGCCCATGTTTATGCCACCGTTGTTGGCTGCCCCCATTTGACTAGCGTTACCAGCCATGTTCGAAGCCATGCCGTGATTTACGCCGCCACCCTGGGCGGCATTCAAACCCATAACGCCATCAGCGTAGGCGTTACCTGCGCCCATCGCCGTGTTAATACCCGCGTTGGGGCCGCCGCCCATCGCACCGCCAGCGTAATTCATAGCAGCCCCTGTGCCAGCCGTCTGCGCCGCACCAAGCCCCATGACATTAGCACCCGCGCCAGCCTGCATCTGACCGCCTTGGTTAGCCATCCCCATTGCGTTCAACTGTGTCTGGTTAAGACCAGCTAAACCTTCAACGGGCATACCCTGCGCGTTTAGATTTTGCGCTTGAGATCGCACATCGTCGAGATATGGCTGCTGACTTTGGTCAACAAAGGTGTTTGCGCTACTGCTTGATTGGTTTTTACTTTTTGAACCACTAAATGAAAAGCCCATCTTTATATCCTATGCTATTTTAGTCCAACCACTGTCGTAGTAATAAAGACCACGACCACCGCTGGGATTCCAATTTGTACCGTCAGCAAAAACAACCTGCCCAATTTGAGGCTTTGAAGGCTCTGCGTTTATTACTGGTATTGTTGTTGTTTGCGACTCGGTTGAGATTGCCAACCCGACCCTTATTAGTTCGTTACTTATCCATGAACGAAGGTCATTAACCGTATTTGCCGATGTCGGACTTAGCTGATAACTCATCGACCAGCTACCTCCGACACATCAATATCTAGCCCGGTGAGTCGCCAGAAATCTTCAATGTGGTTACTTTCAATTCTGAGCGCGAAGTAGCGTCCAGACGTTCTAACGTCAATTTTGTGATCTGACTCAATGTTATAAATCACAGGTGCTTTCCACTGGATGCCGCCTTGCGGTGAATCGCTGACACCGATAGAAATCGATACCTCACCCTGGCCTTCAATCTGCGGGAGTATTCCAACCATCTGCTTGATAGCGTTATTAGCTTTTCCAAGTACAGTGTCTAAATCTATTTTAGTCGCTTCCAAATAAGCGTTTAACGGCTGACCAGCCGCACCGTGAGTGCTGTTCATCTGAAACAGCTTGCTGCTTTCCGAACCTGCGGCGTAAACACCGATGCCCTTATTGGTTGTGTTTAGGCTAGACGTTGACCAATATTCGTTGCTGTTTGCCCATGTGAGGTTGTTGGCGTCCCACCCGCCAGTCGTGTCAAGTACATCGCTGGATGTCAGAGAGCGAATATTGGGCAGATCGATAAACGTGAAGGCGTTCTGCGCCCAATTGTAAATTAAAGCCCTATTGGCGCTTAAAACATTGTCAGCGTCTTCGTCGGCATAGCATATCCACACTTCTGATTTATCTTCTACGGTGTGGCAGAAGACAGATCGGGTATCTTGAACAGCGTTGAAGAATGTTCTTCGCACTCTTTTATCAACAATTGATTCTTTGCTGTTTCCATCGTGAACATAGATGTCGTTGTTGCCCACAACCAAATGCTTGTTGAAAAAAGCAGCAACCGCCCCTCTGTTAATAATGCCGTCATCAGCAAAAACTTCGCGGAAGCTAAATACAAAAGGTGCGCCGATAAAGTCCATCGCAAATACGCCCGACTCTGCATAAATTATCTGTGAGTTGTTGAGCGGCAACTGATCTATTAATTCGCCATTATTGCCAGACAGAACATTCTCGCCTGCTAGGTTCGTAGTTGATGTAATGCTGTAATCGCCGGGAACAGATGTTGGGTTATATTCGTCCGACCAACGCACGGTGTATGGATGCTTTGTCGATGATGTTTCGTAACCAGCCATAATTAGAAAACTGCGATAAGGCTTTATGCAGTTGCTTGTCACAGTTGAGGGCCAGTTTGGTAAGTCAGCAAATCGTGTTCCAGTTGGCAACATATACTGTGGCGTCTGGCTACCATTATTAAGCATCATAGCAAGACCTAACTGCTCCGACTGCCACCGTGGTGAGTTAGAATAATTAGTAGCGTCACTTGTCTTTGTCACGTTGGTAACTGCCGTACCGTTATACCTATACAGCTTATTCAGAGAACCGATTATGACTGTGTTGTTACCAGCATATCGCCATCCCTGCACATGCGTTGGTGAGAAGGGCAGCGCGTTTGAAATGCTATGCCCCAAGGCTTTGCCAATACGGCCTTCATGGAACTGCACGTTGTTGCCGTCAGGAAACTGCGTCAATTCTAAGTCATAGGGGTCTTGGTCGGTGACTATACCGCCACTGCCAATTTTCCGAAGCGGGACAAATGCCATTATTTAGTAACCAATCGCAATGAAGCTAAAAGTCTTAGCAGTACCGACACCATTTGTGACGGAAAATCCTGTGGTAGATGGTGCAGATGTTCCCAAAGACCAGTTGTCCTGAGTATTTGTTCCGGTGTCCTGCATGCTTGTCACGACTTGAAAACAGGCATTTCCAAAGCCAGTTGGAAAGCTAATAGCGTGATTTACAGCGTTACCGGGTACAGACGCGCTGCCCCACATAATTCCTAAACCATTGCTCAAACTAACATATCCGTTAGCCGTCAAGCTTGATGTTGCGACCTTTAAATAGCTTGCGCCAGAGAGTCCGTCAAGCAGGTCTGCGTCAAGACCGGAGCCTGCACCGTCAACTGTTTTTATTTTATTGAGAACATCAGCCGCTGTGTAAGCACTCGTCGAAACTCTCGCATTAAGCGCAGCGTCAAGTCCGACAATTGTAGATAGCGTGTGTGAGTGGCTATCATTTTTAATTTGTGCGTTAATTTCTATATTCGTAGATCCATCGAAAAACGCTGATCCAGTTAAGTCTGACGCAGAGGCAAAGCCGATAGAACGTGAAGTTTCTAGCTTTGTGGCAGTTGCGGAATTACTAAATGTTTCAAGCTTTGTATTAAGCGCAGCTTGTAGCCCCGTAATATTAGCGATGGTGTGGGTGTGTGAGTTATTCACCACCGTAGCATCTAGCGTTGCGTTTGTGCTGCCGTCAATGCTCACCGAGCCTGATAGGTCGCCAGATAAAAGCAAAGTTCTTGCGGTAGTCCACTTCCCTGCCGAAGTTACTGCGGCTCCCGAAACAGTAGCTTCAATACGCGCTAGTTCAACTCCTAAATCTGTAATGTCAGCCATCTGATGCGAGTGCAACGACCCATCAATAGTGCATGTAATTGTTGGGTTCGATGATCCATCGAAAGACGCAGTTCCTGTTACATCGCCAGCTAAAGCAATCGTTCTGGCAGTCTGTAACTTAACAGCCTGCGCTGCCAAAGTGGCGTTCGATGCGGTGGAGGCATTACCTGTCAGGCTACCAGTAACAGCACCTGAAACTGTAATGTTTCCAACAATAAGATTGGTCGCAGTAAGCTGTGACGCAACAAAGTTTCCACTTGCATCTCTTTTGACCACCGCATTTGCGGTATTCAAATGAGTTGCGGTATTAGCTAGTGCAATACCAGAGTTTATCTGCGTATGCGTTGGAGTAACTGCACCCGCGATGGCTGGAAATGTAAGTTTGATAGCATTTTTTGTAAGTCTAATGTGATTATCGCCATCGCCAACATTGTCACTAGACGTTGGGTTAGTCGCTACTAGTCCATCGATATAGGTTGTCGTTTCTAGTGCCATGTTACTTATTCCTTAGATTCATCAGCTTATCGGCTCCGCGAATACCGAAAGACGATGAGACTGCTATAAATAGCAAATATTGATACCACTCTGGTAATCCACCGAGTGCGTTAAGACCTTCTTTGACTCGCAGGATAATTGCAGGATCATCCACCGCGATTGAGTACCCGATAAAGAAAATTGGAGCCGATAGCACTATTACGAAAAACTCATCTTTATAGCTATCGGCTGACGCAGCAGCCATTTTGGTTTCCCAATCGGCATTATTTTGTATCGTTGACATTGTTGCGTCATGCTTGGCAGCTTTTACTGCGGCCTTATTCGCAAGGTAAGTCTTGCCAACGTCCGTTACTGAGCCTAGAACCATACTTAAAATATTCATTAATACGTCCAAATTACCGGAGTGTCGACGCGGCTATCTACATGCACAAAGGTCTTAGCGACTCCGACAGAAAATCCCATCGCTGTAGCATGTTTGACAATATCGTGCTTCTGCTTACCGCTTGATACTGCTATATCTGCAGCAACGCCTTTGGTGTGATACCCACCACCAGAAAGCTTATTTATTTCAGCCGAATGTGACGTATCTCTAAATCCAGATGTCACGATAAACGGCCATCCGCATGCTTCTCGGAGATGATCGAGTTTTTTGATAAACTCGTCTTCCATGAAGTTAGCACCTGTCTCTTGGCAGTCGAAGTCTGATACGTCAAAGTATTTGTACTCGCTCATAAATATTGTCCTAATACCGCGTCAAGGCTTTCTATTTCACCGCGCTCAGTCATCTGATCTTCGCGTATCCTGCACACTTTTTTAACGTCTGAAACTGCCCTAAAAAATACTAATCTGCGTGGAAGCGATACAAGCGCAAAGAAATCAACCTCAGTTTCTAAATAGGCTCCAGCCTTATTGCTAGTGTGGAATCTCCAATAACGGCATCCGTTAATGACGTTGACGCTATCGCACGTCTTTACCTGACATTTTAGAAAACTGCCGCCGTAGCTTTCAGCTACAAGGTCATATGGGCTTGGAATATTTGGAAAGGCTATCGCCTTGAAATGGCGTTGTAGCACTGCCGCCGCCAGGTACTCGCCAGCTTGGCCGACTTGCAGACAATCCTGATTATATGGGATACACGATCCTTTTGGTTGTATATTCTACCATTAGTTGAATGCATAGCCAAAAATCCGCTACTTTTCAGCTTTATTTACATCTTTTCTAAAAACTCTCTTCACTGTGTCGGTTTCAATAATCCGAATGCCGAGCCATACGATTGTAAAAAGCGAAGCAGTTGGTGGCAGCCATGCTGCAAGGCTTAATACACCTGTTGACGCAGCAGCAATGTCTATAATTTCTTTTGGATCAGCCATTTAAGTAACCTGCGGCAAGTAAATAAAGTAGTAAGCCAACGCTGCGCTCAGAATTACGCAGACAGCACCCAATGCATTTTTGAAAAGTGTGTCAATCTTTGAAATTCTTCGCACCTTCGCCAGGCGTATTTGTTCAAGTTTGAATTTGTGATTTGCTAGGGATTTTGATTGCAAAAACAGCATGTCCCTCCACACTTGATGTGGAACACTGCGCTTCAAAGCTCGCTCTTTCTTTTTGATGTCATCGCGAATCCATGCGAGCGAAAGCGCCTCTTCTTGTGTCAAAACTTTGCCATCCTTGGCATCTGAAGTTTCAGATTCAATCGTTTCAACCGCAGCTTTGCTTGCTGTCAGCGTATCAAAAACCGCAGCGAGGCCAGTCAGGTTTTCACCAGATTCTTTGACAGTTTTTATACCGTCATTGAGAGTCTTGAGTACACCGACCACCACTGTGATTTCAGCGAGCATATTAGTCCCCTAAAGTAGGCCGAGTACTGGGAAACGCATCCGTGGATGGCCATTGACGCAATGCAGTCCTATACGTCAGGATATTGTCACGGTTTGGCCAGTCTGGGGTTTGTGCTGCTGTGTCTGTGGATGACAGTTCGCCATCACGCCATCTACGTCCAGCTTCTGCTGCTGTAGGCTCTACAGGTGTAGGTGCAACCCACTCTTCGTAGTGTTCAAAGTTAGCTGCAACAAACGCAGAATCTGCAATGATGGTGTTTGTGATGTTGCCATCAGCATCTTTAATATTATATTTCATTTCATATCTCCTTTATGGGATGTACTGGATAACGACAATGCCTTCACCGCCACGACCTGTTACGCCTTGCTCACCATTTTTTGTAGTACAAGCACCACCGCCTGCTCCGAAACCCCCATCACCTCCATATACAGACCCGTTCTGAGACATACTTTGAGTGTAAAGGACGCTCCCTCCTCCAGCTAACGGCTCTCCGTCTATTGGCATAGTGGCTGGGCTACCGAAAGCACTGGACTGCTGCCAAATTCCTCTCGCTCCCTTGCCGCCCATTAATTCACCCTCTTTAGAATCCCAAAAGTTTCCTTGAACTTGAGGATAACCTGCGTAGAAACCTGAATTCCATGCTATATTAGTTGCGTTATGAGCAGTTCCTGTGTTTGTTAAATTAACACCACCACCACCAGCATAGGTTTGGCCGTTACCGCCTGTGTAATTTAAATCACCGTTACTTGCAGGAGAACCAGCACCGTATTGAGCGCGACCCCCTCTCTGACCTCCCTCAGCAGTTAAGGTAGAAGAAAGACCTGTACCAGCAACTGTTGAAGTGCCTCCGTCAACACCTGCGATGTTCGTATTTGTCGCGCCGCCAGAGTTGTTAAATGCAGGCGTACCTCCTGAACCTATAACTACAGTAAAAGACCCTGAAGTGGTGACAGCTAGGGTGTTCTTTTTACAGTAACCGCCTGCTCCACCTCCTCGCATATTAGCGGCGTTTTCCCAGCCTCCTAGACCTCCGCTACCTCCAGCACCAATAACGTGAATGCAGATGTTACCGTCCTGCGGAGGAACCCATGTCTGGGACTTTCGTAAAAAGATTGTAGGGAATGACGCAGAGCCACCGCCTGCTGATACGAGTGAACTTAGTGTAGCCATTAGATAAATACCCATGCTGAAGTTGATACACCGACAAATCCAATTGACATATTTGCCACATCGATAGTCAGGTTTTCTGAAGAGCCTGCAATGGTGCTGCTGTTGCGGCCAATGATTGTGTTCACAAAGTTACCTACAGTGACGTAGACCCTCATGCCCACAGTTGGCGTAGGTAGCGTCAGTGTTACACCAGCAGTACCAACAAAGTGATGTGTGTTAGCCGTAGCGTTACCGTTGCTGCCAACAGTAGCGGTGGGAATACCTGCGGCTATAGTAGAGGCTAGAGCAGATGTACCTACAGCACCATCAGCTATTTGCGCGGAGCCAATGCTGTCATCAGCAATTACACCTGCTTTTACTTTTGTTAAAGCCATGTTTTAAACCTCTATAACTGGGCGTGTGTCTGGAAAATTATCACTCGCAGGCCAATTTCTTAGCAATATTCTGTAGGCTAAAATGTTAGCAGCATTAGGATAATCAGATACTGTGGCGGCTATATCAGTGCGAGCGAGTTCATCATTGCGCCAGAAGATTGCTGCTGAAGTTGGCGAGACATGGTCTGCTTGTATCACAAAAGTCATCATTTAATCCTCGTGTAGTTTTGGCGGCCCTCAAGATGATGGTCCGTGTGGTTTGCATTAACGCCAATTTGGTTTTGGTATTTGTATACCTTTTGAGTAGAGTTACCTGCAACATAGAAAGCAGGGCTAACCCAAACAATTCCTTCTGCGCTTGAGTCTTGAGAAGCTACAGAAAAACTCTCATTCTGGTACACGCCTGAAGTACTATATTTATGAGCTTTATCAGAAGCAGTACCGACTACCCAAAGATACGTCCCGTCAAAGGTAATCCCTTTTGGATTGGTTTCTTGAGCAGCAACAGAATAACTTACTCCTTGGTCTACACCAGCAGCGTTAAATTTGCGTATAGTGTCTGTGGCATTGCCTACCACATAAAAGAACGTTCCATCCCATGCCAAATCTTCTCCGTCCATAGTAGTTACAGCGTTATACTCCCAAAATACATTCTGATACACGCCACTAGCATTATATTTACTAACCCGTTTGTACGGAGAGGCTGCATTATTAATCACCCAGAAAAAGCTACC